CCTGGTTAAAAACAACAAAAGAAGATATGTTTATTGTTAATTTAGATAATGTTATTACGTTATCAGAATCTTCTGATTTACAAATGATTAATATGTATCAGAATTTTCTTAGAGATTCTCAGAGAGGTCCTCAAGATCAACCAAAAATGAGTAGAAGAATGGGATATATTGCTACTGTTGATGATGCAAGAGATTACTTAGAAAAGATCTTTATTGATAGTCCTAAGAAAGATACTAAAAGTTAGCTATAACTATTTTCTGAACCCTCACAAAGGTTATTCTACTTGGTTTTTAGAACTTGTCAAGTTCCGATAGAAATGTTATACTATCTACATAATAGTGATAAAGACTTATGATAATGAAGGCAGGCACTATGGCAAAACGCAAAAGGTCGGAGCACTATGTTAACAATAAAGAGTTTCTTGCTGCATTAATCAAGTATCGTGAAGATGTAGAGATTACTTATATTAAAAAGTTTGGTGAACTCCCAGATAAAGCAGGTAGAGGATCTAGATGGGATACTAAACCAGTCATCCCCAGATACATTGGTGACTGCTTTTTAAAGATTGCAAATCATTTATCATTTAAACCAAACTTTGTAAACTACATGTTCAAGGAGGACATGATCTCTGATGGAATCGAAAATTGCGTTCAGTACATACATAATTTTAATCCTGAGAAATCCCAAAATCCTTTTGCTTACTTTACGCAGATTATACATTATGCGTTTCTCCGCAGAATACAAAGAGAAAAACGTCAGTTAGAAATTAAGAATAAGATTCTTGAGAAGTCTGGTTATTCAGAAGTTTTTGATGACAATAATCAGATTGACGGATCTACTTATTCCGATTATAATCAAATTAAGGATGCAGTTCATGCAAAACTTCGTAATTAATGAAAATAGCGATTATTACAGATCAGCATTTTGGGTGTCGGAAAAATTCTAAAGTTTTTCATGATTATTTTTTAAAGTTTTATAATGATGTATTTTTTCCAACTCTTGAAGCGGAAGGTATTACGACCATTGTTGATATGGGTGATACCTTCGACAGCCGTAAAGGTATCGACTTTTCTGCTTTATCCTGGGCAAAGAATAATTATTACAATAGGTTAAAGGATATAGGATGTACTATCCACACTATTGTGGGTAATCATACAGCATATTATAAGAATACTAATGAAGTAAATGCGGTAGATTTATTACTTCGTGAGTATGAGAACGTAAAGATATATTCAGAAGCGACGGAAATAAAAATAGATGATTTAAATATTCTTCTTGTACCTTGGATTAATTCTGATAATGAAGAAAAGACACTTAAAGTAATTGCTAAATCACAATCTCCTTGTGTAATGGGGCATTTAGAACTCAAAGGGTTTAGGATTCATAGGGGTTATGTTATGGAGAATGGTACTGATTGTAATCTTTTTGAGAAGTTTGATAAAGTTTATTCTGGACATTATCATACTAGGTCTAGTCAAGAGAATATCTATTATTTGGGTAATCCTTATGAAATATTTTGGAATGATTTAGAAGACACTCGTGGGTTTCATCTTTTTGATACAGAGACCTTAGAACATACTCCTATTAATAATCCTCATAGACTTTTTTATAATATCTATTATGAAGATAACGATTATCAGACTTTTGATAGTCGTGAATATGAGGGTAAAATTGTAAAATTAATTGTACGGAAGAAGACAAATCCAAAGAAATTTGAAAAATTTGTTGATAAGCTGTATAATACTAATGTACATGAACTGAAGGTAGTCGAAAATTTCGTTATCCAAGAGGCCGAGGATTTTGAAGCATTTGAATCGGAAGATACTCTTTCCATCCTTAATAGGTATATTGAGGAAGCAGAGATAAATCTTGACAAATCAACGGTTCAGAAAATGATTCAAGAGATATATCAAGAGGCATGTGAATTGGTTTAATGTATATTTTAACGATTGCTGGTAAAGAAGGAGATGGTGCTTATTCTGTTACTGATGATGATGGAGAACAAGTTCTTTATCTTTTTGAAGAAGAGGATGATGCCACTAGATTTGCTTTTCAGTTGGAAGATGATGGATATCCTGAAATGCATGTAGTCGAAGTTGAAGATGAAGTTATGATTAAAACTTGTCATGTTCATCAATATAACTATACTGTTATTACTCCCAATGACATTGTAATTCCTCCTGTTGAAAAACATGATTTTATTTGAAAAAATTCGATGGAAGAATTTTCTTTCAACGGGTAACCAATATTCTGAACTTAGTTTTAATAAAAATACCACCACATTAATCCTTGGTGCTAATGGATCAGGTAAGAGTACAGTTTTAGATGCTCTTACTTTTAGTTTGTTTGGCAAACCCTTTCGTAAGATTAATAAACCTCAATTAATAAATTCTACTAATGAGAAAGATTGTAGAGTAGAAGTAGAATTTTCTTTAAATGGAACTAACTGGAAGGTATCAAGAGGAATTAAGCCAGGAGTTTTTGAGATTTATAGAAATGGGACTGTATTAGATCAGTTTTCTCATGTAGGGGATCAACAGAAATGGTTAGAGCAAAATGTAATTAAGATGAATTACAAATCCTTTACCCAGATTGTGATTTTAGGATCTAGTACATTTGTGCCATTTATGCAATTGACTGCTCCAAATCGTAGAGAGGTTATTGAGGATTTACTTGACATTAAAATTTTCTCCTCAATGAATAATTTGATTAAGGATAAGATTCGTTTCGTTAAAGAAGAGCTTAAAACGTTAGAACTTAAGAAAGAGTCTCTTAATGATAAGGTTGAAATGCAAACACGATTTATTGAAGAAGTAGAAACTCGTGGGAAGATGAATATAAAGGATAAAGAAGATAAGATTAAAGTTCTTAAGGTTGAAATTGATACTAATGTAGAAAAGAATCAACTTATAGAATCTGATATTGTTGATGTTACGAAAGAACAAGAAAAGTTAATTGGAGTAGGGGAAAAGTTAGTAAAACTCAATAATTTAAAGGGTAAAATCTCTAATAAGGTAACAACTATTACTAAAGAGCATAAGTTTTTCACAGAAAATACGGTTTGTCCTACATGTACACAAGGCATAGAAGAGGATTTTAGAATAAATAAGGTTGAAGACGCTCAAAATAAAGCAAAGGAGTTGCAATCTGGTTATAAAGAACTAGAGGAGGCAATTAAAAATGAACAAGAGAGAGAGCGTCAATTCACTGTTCTATCAAAGGAGATTACTAAACTAACGCATGGCATTTCTAAAAACAATACTCATGTCTCTGGATGTCAGAGGCAGGTCAGAGAACTGGAATCTGAAATTCAAATACTTACCAGTCAACTTGAGAACAGAAATACTGAGCATGACAAGTTAGCAACCTTTAAAAGTAATCTTCATGGGACATATGACGAGATAGTCTCACGAAAAGACAAAATAAAATATTTTAATTTCACCTATGGTCTGTTAAAAGATGGTGGGGTGAAAACTAAAATCATCAAGAAGTATCTGCCCTTGATTAATCAACAGGTAAATAGATACTTGCAGATGATGGATTTCTATATCAATTTTACTCTTGATGAGGAGTTTAACGAAACCGTTCAATCTCCTATTCATGAGGATTTTTCTTATGCTTCCTTCAGTGAGGGTGAGAAGATGAGAATTGATTTAGCACTTTTGTTTACTTGGAGAGAAGTTGCAAGGTTTAAGAATTCTGTAAATACCAATCTTCTTATAATGGATGAGGTATTTGATAGTTCGTTGGATGGATTTGGAACAGAAGAGTTTTTAAAGATCATTCGTTATGTTATTAAGGATGCAAATACCTTTGTTATTTCTCATAAGAGTGGAATGGAAGATAAGTTTGAAAATGTTGTGAGGTTTGAAAAAGTAAAAGGATTTAGTAGGATGGTGAACTAATGTTTTTTAAAAAAGTGAGTCTTGTTACTGGTGGATTTGACCCAATTCATAGTGGACATATAGCATATTTTGAGAGAGCAAAAGATTTCTCTGATTATCTGGTAGTAGGGATCAATACTAATGAGTGGTTAACCAAAAAGAAAGGTCAATATTTTCTATCTTGGGTAGAACGTGCTGAAATCATCAGGCATTTAGACATGGTTGATGCAGTGATTACGGTTCCTGATGATGATGAGGGTTCTGCTTGTGGTGCTATTTCTAAGTGCCTAGAGATTGCAGAAAAGGTGGTTTTTTGTAATGGTGGTGATAGAGGTAAAACTAATACTCCAGAAGTACTGGGGTATGGTGAGAATCATAGAGTTCAGTTTGAGTATGGTGTAGGTGGTAATGATAAGATGAATAGTAGTTCCTGGATTTTGAGAGGGTATTTTGATAGGCAACGTAAATTATTAGGTATTTGATATGTCAACTTTTAGGCATGAACCTAGTGGGAAGAGATTTCTTTTTGTCCATATACCCAGAACTGCAGGGAGATTCTTTGAGCAGAATCTTTTAAATGTTAATAATTTTGTATGGGATGATAAAGTTGATATTGATAGGCAATATAAAAGTATTGATGGAGTAGAACTTGCACACTTTCACAGAGAATATTATGAAAAGTATTTGGATGTAGAAGGAATCCCTCACATTACAATTGTCAGAAATCCCATTGAGAGATTTATTTCTTGCTCTATTTTCTTAACAGAATTATATGGAGAAGATATTGATGAGATGTTAGAAGATGAGATGTATTTTTATAGTATGATTGAGAATTATCCTTTAGCAGAGTCTGCAAATTGGTTTCGTCCTCAGGTAGATTTTATTTCAGATAAGACACATATATGGAAGTTTGAGAATGGATTTGGTGATGACTTTGCTAGTTGGGTTAGTGATATATTGGAAATGGATATCACAATCAGGGCGGATATGAAGGTTGATAAACTGTCCACCAATGAGGCCAGAAAGGTCAAGAGGAGTGCTAAACTTATAGATAATATCACGTCCCTTTATAGGCAGGACATTGAGCAACTCTATCCCGAATTGGCAACACCATTCGAAGAAGGAACCTAAACGGACCTTAAAACCCCAAGCATTGCGGCAAGCAAAGGCACGAGTAAAGCACTTTAAGAAGTGTCACATTGGTCGCTCAAAGGGCGACCTTTTGCGTTATTATAGAGTCATACAAGAAAAAACCGATGGCAGTACAGCAAGAAATCAAGTCCCAACTAGCGAAGTTGCTTGCTACTGAAGACATTATAGTTGAGCATAAACAAGTCCCCACTGCCCAGTTTAACGTCCATACACGGGTCTTGATCCTTCCTTTATGGGAAAAGGCAAGTCATGATGTATATGACATGTTGGTGGGTCATGAGGTGGGTCATGCTTTGTTTACACCCGATGAGGATTGGACCGAAAAAGTGCAAGTACCTCAACAGATTGTAAATGTAGTAGAGGATGCTCGTATTGAAAAATTGATGAAGCGTAAATATATGGGTATTGCAAAAAGTTTCTATAGGGGATATACTGAGTTACATGAGCAAGATTTCTTTGAATTAAATGGTGAAGATATTACTAGTTTTAATCTTGCTGATAGGGCTAATTTATATTTCAAACTTGGTTCGATCCTTCCTATATCTTTTTCGACTACTGAAAAACCGATTATCGATTTAATCTATGACTGCGAAACGTTTGATGACACCTTATCCGCAGCAGAAGCGTTATATACTTTCTGCAAGCAGGAGCAGAAAAAGCAAGAGCAAAATGAGAAAGGGGAGGAAGGTGCTCAACAGGGCATTTTGGGAGATTCTGAAAGTTTTGGGATTGGTGACTCTGGGAGCGATACTGATCTTCAGCCTTCCGTTCCTGATGCTGATAGCGGTTCTCCTGTGGAAGATAGGGGCGATATTACTAATAGCACTTCTGGGGTGGATGATTCTGATATTACTGTAGAAACTGCTGATTCTTTAGATCAGAAGATTAGGGATTTAGTAAATTCAAATGGTACTGAGAATACTTATGTTAGTATTCCAAAACTAAATCTTGAGACTGTTATTGCTAAAAATGAAAAAGTTCATAAAATAATAGACGATAGTTTTACTATTCAACAAGAAGAGTATGATGCTCGTGCCAAAGAAATTGGATTTGATACTTCCAATATTTTTTACGATGCAGATTCTTCATTTGTAGAGTTTAAAAGAGATGCCCAAAAAGAAGTCAATTATCTTGTTAAAGAATTTGAGTGTCGGAAATCAGCTAGTGCGTATGCTCGTTCTGCTACAAATCGTACTGGGGTTCTCGATACAACGAAGCTTTCAACATATAGATTTAATGAGGATATTTTTAGAAGAGTTACTGTCCTTCCTGACGGGAAAAATCATGGATTAGTCTTTGTTTTAGATTGGTCTGGATCTATGCAGTATGTTCTTCAGGATACTCTGAAGCAACTTTATAATTTGACTTGGTTTTGTAGGAAAGTTCAGATTCCTTTTGAGGTTTATGCCTTTACTAATGAATTTTTAAATCCTTTTATGGATCGTCGTGAGAATGTAGAAGTTTTAAAGCAACATTATGAAAAGAAAGAAGGTTTGTTGAGAGTAGAAGAAGAATTTTGTTTGATGAATATTCTTACCAGTCAAACAAATGCTAAAATTTTAGAGAAGCAAATGATTAATATGTGGCGTATTGCTCTTTGCTTTAAGGACTATCAGAATTATACTTGTCCCAATAAACTTTCTCTTTCAGGGACACCGTTAAATGAAGCATTGATTGCTCTCCATCAAATTCTTCCCAAATTCCAAAAGGATAATAAGGTAGAAAAGGTTCAGTGTATTGTATTGACTGATGGTGAAGCACATCAAATTCCTCATCATGTTATGGTAAAACGTTCTTGGCATGAAGATGATCAGGCATTTTTGGGATGTCGTAATATTCATCCAGGACGTACATTTTTACGTGATCGTAAGATAGGTAAGACTTATGGGATTGGTTATGCTTATCATGAATTTACAGAGGTTCTTCTTACCAACTTAAAGGATAATTTTCCTACTATTAATCTTATTGGTATTCGTGTTCTTGCTAATCGTGATGCCAATCGGTTTATTAAGAACTATACTTCTTCTTATTTGGAACAAGAACGGTTACAAAAAGAGTGGAGAAGGAGTAAAAGTCTAACCCTAACTAATTGTGGTTATGATGCTTACTTTGGGATGTCTTCTACTACACTTGCACAAGATGCAGAGTTTGAGGTTAATGATGATGCAACAAAGGCACAAATTAAAAGAGCATTTGCAAAGTCACTTAAGGTGAAAAAACTAAATAAAAAGGTATTGAGTGAGTTTATTTCTCTGGTCGCATGAAGACATTTGCAGAATTTATGGTAGAATGCTCTATAGATGAGAGTAGTCTTAGCCGTATTAA